CGAAACGATAGTCGCGAAGCCTGAAGTCGGGTAAAATGGAGGTCACAAATGACGGACGAGAACACAAAGCCAGACGGAACGACAGATGATGCAGGGGATGCAAAGCCTTACACGCAAGCGCAGCTCGACAAAATAATTGAGGGGCGGTTGATTCGCGAGCGCAAGGAAACCAGCACGAAGTATGCAGACCTCAAAGCAAGGCTCGACGGCATGAGCAGCGTTGAGGAGGAGCTTGCAGAGCTGAAGCTCTATCGCGATGAGAAAGAAGGCGAGAAGTTGAGCGCAGAGGACAGGCTCAGAACGAAGCATCAGAGGGATTTAAAATTGATGGAGGATGAAGCGAACAAATGGAAAACGACAGCAACACAGAAAGAAACCATTTATAAAGAGTTTCGCAAGGATGTCGCTTTGACGAAAGCAGCATCGAAACAGAACGCGATTGATGCCGAGCAGATTGTCACCCTGCTTAAGAACAACACTCAATTCGTTGACGACGACGGCAGCTTGAAGCTCGTCTTTGTCAGGGATGACGGGTCAGAGGTCGCTGTTGATAAGGGTGTCGAGGAATATCTCGGCAGCAATCCGCATTTGGTCAGGAATACAGGGCCAAACGGAGGGGGCGCACACTTTCCGATTCGCAAGGGCGGCTTGACACCCGAAGTTGTTTCAAAAATGACAAGGGCGCAGCGCAAAGAGAACAAGGCAGAGATTGAAACAATGATGCAATCTATGCCGCGAGATACGAAAAGCGGTGTTAGACAAAGCTGACGACGAGCTTCAATCGTCGGGCAGGGGTCACAGGTGACGACTTCCTTAAAGTTGGCAACGTCGAAAGACGGCAAAACGAAACCAACTTAAAGGAGAATCATCATGGCAATCACCACAATGAACACGACCACGGGCGCGAATTTCATTCCCGAGGTTTGGAGTGACGGAGTTATCGAAGCAGCCGAGAGCCTCCTTGTTGCTGCCAATGTATGCAATAGAGCATATGAGGGCGACATCAAGGACAAGGGCGACACAGTAAGAATCCCAAATATTTCCAATTTAACGGCCAACAATAAGACCGCTGGAACCGCAGTAACAGTTCAGGCTCCGACCGAGGGCATCACGACTCTCAGCATCAACAAGCATAAAGAAGTATCTTTTTACGTCGAGGATTTGCTCGCAACTCAGGCTCAGGCCGAACTGCGCAGCAAGTACACCTCCAAAGCGGGCTATGCTCTCGCAAAGGCAATCGACACCGACCTTCTCGACCTGTATGCGACCTTCTCGCAGTCAGCGGGCGACGGCACAACCGCCATCACCGACGACATCATCCTCAATGGCATGATGCAGCTCGACCAAGCCGACGTTCCACCAAACGAACGAGTGATGATTCTCGCTCCTTCGCAAAAAGCGAATATGCTGAAGCTCGAAAAGTTCGTTGGTAACACATATCGCAACGGCAAAGATGCTCCCGCCGTCAGCGGCGTGATTGGCGAGATTTACGGCATGGATGTATATGTGACGAATCAGGTTGCGGTCGCAGATTCCAAAGCGAACAACTTGATGATGCACAAAGACGCAATGTCGCTCGCAATCCAGATGGAGATTCGTTTGCAAGCGCAGTACAAGCTGGAATATCTCTCATGGCTCGTTGTGGGCGATGTGATTTATGGAGTAGGCGAATTACAGGATGACCATTGCGTTGTGCTTAATACGACCAACGTCGCGCCGACTTCTGCATAAGACTTTTTCGTTCATGCCTCCAATGAACGTGCTTGCTGATTGCAAAATCAGGAGCTACGGAACGAGCAAGGATTCGACCCTTTGTTCGTTCCAATAGCTTTCAAACTTAAACACGGGAGGTCATAAGATGAGCAAGAAACATAAACAGCCAGAGCTTGAAGTTGAGCCAATAGATGATGAAGCGGTCAGGGGTGAGCCGTTAGTTGTAGCGGTTGAGGAGGTTGTCGCGCCGTTGGTTGTCAAGCCGAGGCCGAACGGCGACTTGTTGATGCGCAACTTGCGAGGTACAATCAGGGCAATTCCAGCAAGGATGGTCAGCACTTGCCGACGCAAAGGCTTTCTCGCAGTCGATGAAGCTGGCAATGTATTGGACAACGACAAGCAGCCGCCACTCGTCAGCGAGTTTGCGGAATCACAGTTGCAACCACGGGCAGTCAAGGGCGGTGCGCCGAAGGTTCGCGACTTAGATTGATAGGAGATTAAACAATGGCAACGACATCACTTGTCGCAACAGTTGCGGGAGAAACTTCCAACACCTACGTCACCCTAGTCGAAGCCGACCAGTATTTTGAGGACAGGTTGGTTCCGAGCGAATGGACGGCGGCAACTGATGACAATAAAAACAAAGCATTGCTTGCGGCGTGTCGGGATATAGACAAACACAACTTTCATTATTTGATATATGATACCCTGACCCCGCAAGCTCTCGCTTTTCCTCGTGCTGGCGCAGCGGTTCACGAAAGTCATCTGCTCGTCGATTCAGACCTCGACCCGATTATCCCAACCGACATCAAATACGCTCAATGCGAGCGAGCGTTGGAGATAACCAAAGAGGTAAGCGGTTCGCTTGCAGATACAGTCGCGGCGGGGATTAAGTCGGAAAAGATAGGTGATGTTTCAATTACTTATTCAGATTCGCTGATGGCTCAAGCGTCGTCTGGTGCAATAGACGGCGTTGGTTCTTTGAAATACTTGAGAACATGGCTTAAACGCAAGGTCGTTGAGGTTGGTCGTGGCTAGACTTGCGACCCCGACACTCGGCAAAGGCCACTTGGGGCGCAATCTCGCAAAGTTCGAACAGCGCATGGCGACCTATGAGCAGCGCATCGTTAAGGCGGCGAAGCTCTCAACAATGGCTGACGTTGACGCATGGCTTGCCGTGGTGAGCGATAGCGGCAAGATCCGTAAGATGCAGCGCGAAGTTCGGAAGCTGGTCAAGCAATCCGAGGCTTATATCCGAGTTTGGACGAAAGCCAATATGGGGCGAGCATACAAGGACGGAACGACTCTCACCAAAGAGGCATTGAAAAAGAGTGGTTTGAAGCTCGGCAAGACACCTCGAACAAAGCTCGACGGCTCGGCTGTCACGTTTGCAATCGAACAGATGGTCGATGACATGAGCATCGCAGTCGGGTCAATCTCCCAAAAGCTCAACACGGCTTTCAGAAAGACCCATGTGGTCAACATAGAGCGAAAGAGGGTTGAACTGGCAACGAATGAGGCCGTCGCGAATAGATTCATTCAAGGCACTAGCTCTCGGGATGTTGAAACTCGGATGTTCAACAACTTGCGAAGGAATTTCACCAACGCAAAGGGCGAGCTGAAGCTGGTCAGGGTGATTGGGCCAAGTGGCAAGCCGAGAAACTACACTCTAAAGAATTACAGCCGCATGGTTGCTCGAACGAGGACGCGAGAAGCCGCCACAGCGGGAACGAAAAACACATTGATTGAAGCTGGCCTCGACTTCGTGGAGATTTCAGACCACGCAACCGAGAGTGAGATTTGCAAGCCTTATGAGGGGATGATTTATTCAATATCGGGGTCGGGAGAATTGAGCAACCCGCTATTCGACGGAGCGTTAGACGGGGAAAGCACTCCACCATATCACCCAAATTGCTTGCATACAATCGGGCCATATATTCCAGATGATAGCGAAGTGGTCAACGACCCGACAGGCAACTCAGGAGGTGGCACTTGATAAGCAGATTTTTAAAACAGACAGTCTCAATCACTCCGAAAGCCAGCTTTGACAAATGGGGCAACCCTGTTGCTGGAACGGCGGTGTCGGCTGATGCTCGGGTTCAAGCCGTTGAGGATAGAATCCAGACTGCGCCCGATACGTTTGTCGAGGTTTCGCTTGCGGTTTGGCTTGATGGCTCGGCGAGCATATCCAATGACGACACGCTGACCTTTGACAGCTCGGCTCATCGCGTGGTGAAGGTCAAGAATCTATACGACATCAGCGGCGACCTCGAACATATCAAGGTGTATTGTATATGATGGATTTCAAGTTCAAAACAACGCGCAAGATTAAGCGCATAGCGGAGCAGTTCAATGTTACGCAAAAGAAGGCTGAGACAGCTCTCAAAAAGACGAATCGCAAGGCGGCGTTGTTTATATGGAAGGAAGCAAAGAAACGGACACCAAAGCGGCGAGGTGACTTGGAGGCAAGCGGAAGCATTACACCAACAGGGCCAGCATTGAAACACATGATTATGTTCGACACGGACTACGCTCGGAAGGTTCACGAATGGAATGATGACCACGGACTCGGGCCAATATCGCTCAAGAAGCAAGCCAGAATGAACGTAAAAGTGGGCTATAAGTATTTGCAGAGGGCAAACGACGAGAACAAAAAAGAGATTGTCAAGCTAGTCAAAGACAATTTAAGGAGGTTGCTCGGTGGCACTTCTAATTGAGGACATAGCGGCAGCATTAGCAACGGCGGGCGTTGGCACAGTTGCGACTGATATATTCGTTTCACATATACCAGACACGCCAGAGGCCGCGATTGCGGTTGTGGATAATGGCGGCACGAACAACGCTCAGACAGATGGCGAAAAGCACAACATTCAAGTGCTGGTCAGGAATCCCGTATATGCCACAGGAGCGTCGAAAGCCGATGCGGTGTTCACAGCACTCGACGACAACTGGTTCACGCTCACAGGGGGCGCATCGTGCCATTGCAGGGCAACCACGTTGCCCTTGCCTCTCGGCTTAACAAGTGGCGGCTTGAACACATGGTCGCTCAACTTCATGGTGACGAAATGACATCCAAACGAGAGACAATTTTCGCGTATCTGGCGACACAGGCCGCAGGGATTACGGCTGTCGGCGGCTACAACACGACAGTCAAGACTGTTGAAAGGTGGATAACTGCACCTGAGCTTGTGGATAACGTGCCAGCCGATTTTCCTTTGGTCGTCATCGAGGAGGGTTCTGAGGTTATAGAATACGAACCGTCTGGAATGGCGATGACTCAAATGGTGTTTAATATCCACGCTTGTTTGAAGTCATCGACGGCAAACGTAACACCAACAACACTCAACGCTTTTATCGAGGATATAAAGATATTCGTTGAGGCAAACAGAAAAGCAAATGGGAGCGCGGTTGATATTGTAGTCGATTCTGTGGAGATTATCCACGCACCCGAAATCAGCTATGCGGTCGCAATAATGCGCTGCACCGCTCAGTATTACCATGCAGTATCGACACCATAGGAAGTCGGACGGAGGTTCGCTCCGTTTCATAACTGGACGGCTACACCGTCCGAAAGGGGTACACTATGATTTCAGCATCAGGAGCATTGGCAACAAAAG